ATGTCGAATAAATTTAGCTTTACGGCACGTCGTATTGCCAATCTCTCTGAACCAGGTTTTTACCACGACTCAGAATCCAGGGGGCTATATCTTCAGGTGATGCTAGGGGTAAATAAAGTAATGCGTAGTTGGATATTTCGCTATACCAGCCCTACTTCATTTAAACGCAGAGATATGGGTTTGGGCCCACTTGAGGTCCGCTCACTTGCTGATGCTAGACGGAAAACGCTTGAGCTTCGTAAATTAATTCTAGATGGTGTTGATCCGATAGATCTGCGCAATAGGGTTCGGACCGAAGCTCTAGCCGCCACGGAGGATGGAATTACCTTCTCAATTGCAGCAGAGCGTTGTATTGCAGCAAAACGATCAGAATGGAAAAATGCGAAGCATGCTGATCAATGGGTAAACACCATGGCTACTTTTGTTAATCCAAAAATTGGGAAGATGCGGGTTGATCAAATCAATACCGGTCATATCGCCAAACTTCTAGAACAAGAAATCAAGAAGAAGTCTGGTGAAGTTGAAGGCCCCTTCTGGAATGTTCGCACCGAAACAGCTACTCGTGTACGACAACGAATTGAAGTGATCCTTGATTGGTGCAAAGCTCATGAATACATCAAGGGAGACAATCCAGCGCGCCTTAAAGGCGCCCTAGCCCATCTCTTACCTAAAGCAAACAAGATCCAGAAGAAGAGTCACCATCCCGCCCTGCCATTTCAACAAATCGGTGAGTTCGTGCGAGAGCTGCGAACAAAGAGTGGCTTCTCTGTGCTTGCCCTTGAGTTCTTAATTCTTACGGCTACACGTACGAGTGAAGTGCTTAATGCCAAATGGGATGAGTTTGATATTGAAAATAAGGTTTGGACTATTCCTGCTGAGAGAATGAAAGCTGGCAAAGCACATCGTGTGCCGCTAAATATACGAGCTATTGAAATATACGAATACCTCTCTAAGCATCGCGTAAATGAATCCTTGTTTCCTAGCAAACGTTACAACAAAGACAACATGTCTAATATGTCTCTGATTGCAATCATGAAGAGAATGCCCGCATATGCTCAATACGTCCCCCATGGATTTAGATCTACATTTAGGGATTGGGCAGCAGAGATTACTGACTATCCAAACGAGACTGTGGAGCTTGCTTTGGCACACACCATTAAGAATAAGTCTGAGGCCGCCTATAGGAGGCAAGATCAGCTGGAAAAGCGCTTTAAATTAATGAGCGAATGGGGAGAATTTATAGCTTAGCGGTCTGAATTTGACTCAAGACTGGCTTTGAAGGAAAAGTAATCGTCTAGTAACCCACAATTAGATACTAAATAAACGGTTTCATTATTAAGAGGTAACAACTAATTTTCCACTTTTTGGACCCCCTCTAATTCTGCTAAAACCTCCATAGTCATATCTCTATTGCTTTTTCGTTTGTCGATCAATTCCCAGTCTTTTTCTATCTCCACACTTGAGCTGCACTTGACTAATAACTGAGTTACTTCGGTTACCGCAATTAATGCTTCTTCTTTTGTTTTTGTAATGATTCTTGAAATGATCAGTTTAGTCTCCTCTTTTCTTGGGCTGCTGAGAGCATTAGCCATCAAGATAGTTAACCGCAATCCCTTTGACGTCTCAAGTACTCTAGCCATTAACCCTGCATCTGAAATTGTTGATAGCGGGATGGAATCTATTCTTCTAGCAAGCTCTTGAAACTCATTTGCCTGAATGTCCCATCTCACATGGTCGCCATTTAACTTAGTCAGGCATATTTGAGCTTGATTAGAAATTTCAAGGAATATCCATTTAAGTGCATTTAGCTGGTTACGACTCTCAAGCCTTAAAGCTTCCACCCTTCGAGCCTCCTCTTTAGACTGCTGATAGATGATTGCCAAGATACCAAGGATTATTGAGCCAACTGAACCTATAGCCTGAACCCAGGCCGCGCACTCTGTGCGAGTAAAAGAAACTGGGACCAAAAAGCAGGTATTACAAACATCGTAGTCCATTACAACCCCTTTTTAATCAATAGCCACATATTAAGCCCCGTAACTACATGTTTGTTGTATTTAGAACAAACAATTAGATATCCTCCGTCTATCTAACCCCGTAAAATCAAGGCATGAGAGCGGAGGAAATTGGAACCATTTGCACAGGCTGCGGGAATGCCAACAACTGCCGAATGGCAAGTGATAAGAAATGCTGGTGCTTTGATGTATCAGTCGATAAGCTCAAACTTGAACAAGCAATTAAAGACAAATCAAAAGATCAATGCTTGTGTAAGAACTGCCTGAAGAAATTAAGCGTCTAGTTAATGGACACCGAGCTTGATGTGACATCTAAATTAGAGGATGATGTTTCAATGGACTGCACTCAAAAAATTGAAAAATGACAACTCAACAATCATTTGAAAACATCATCAAACAGTATCAAAAATCCTACGATAATGGTATTGAGCTATATGCTCTATTTGAGGATGCCAATGCTTCCGAGCTGTTGAGAATAGGCAAATCTTTATCCAAGGAGATTGAAACTCTATTAAATTTCTCAAATCTTGACTGGACTAGCTGCGGAAATCTTGGGCGTCACTTAACTTTTTTAAATAGATATCTTGAAAAGGGAGACAAGATAAGCTGCTCTCAAGATATAAAAGACATTCTTTTTTCTGATTTACCTGCATTGCTAAGGGTGCTAATAAGCAAATCAGAAGAAAACAATCACCTTGACTCGAAGCTAAGAGATGGCGTTATACCGCTTATTAATGGGGGGCATCACGATTCAGCCATTCGCAAAGTCTTTATTTTGCTCTCCGAGCGATTAAGGCATATCTTTAACATTAATGACGCCCTAGATGGAGATGACCTTATAAATAAAATTTTTGGAAGCAATAGCAAGCTCTGTGGGTGCCTTAATGAAGACCAAAAGCAAGCAATGAGAAACTTACTAAGTGGGTTTTATGGTGTTTTTAGAAACAATTTTGCACATAATGATATTGAGCCTGATATTGGAGAATCTCGCGCAATACTAGAAATGGGTAATAGCATTATTATGAAATTAGAGGCGATTTCAAATCAATCTTAATAAACCCTCACTCTGCCCATCTCGCTCAATTATTATTGAGCAGAGGATTCAATAAACTTATTCAAAATAGAACAATTGACGCCAGCAATTCATTCATAATCTAAAAATGGCAATACATACACAAGCTATTCCAAACTTTGACTACAACGGAGTTTTACCGCCCCATGGGGCCAACTTTCCGAAGTCAATCACATCGCTCTCTCCTTACCGGGCGACCGTCTTAGAATTTTGCCAGCGATTTGCAACCACGCCATATCGAGTATCGCTTCTTAAAGGCTATCTTGGATATAGGAGATGGATTACGCAAACTGCGGGGGTAGTTGATGGAGTTCAATGGGTCGATGGAAGCTTTGTTGAGAATACAGAAATTTATAAAATGAGAGTACCTAGTGATATAGATGTGCTAACCTTTCATGCTCTTCCTAGAAAGATGACGGATATTTCGGAATGGAATACGTTCTTTGAAGAGAATCAAAATAATTTTGATCCAGATTGGAATAAATCTAATTTTTTCTGTCATGCGTTTACTATCAACCTAGCTGTTCAAGATGCATTTTCACTAATTCATCAAACCAAATACTGGTATGGACTATTTTCTCATCAGCGCGGCTCAAGACTCTGGAAAGGGATGGTTGAGATACCATTGATCTCAAATGACGCTGATGCAGCTAACTTTCTAGATTCAAAGGAATTCACATGAATCTCCTTGAAATTAATGCATTAGCCGCTGAAGCGGAATCTATCAAAGAACTGATTAATCAAGTTCCGCCAGCTGACTTAGTATCCAAATTTCAACTTGGGAAAAAGTTAGAGCGAATTAATCTTCAGCTTGCTGAGGCTTCAAAAGCAGAAATTCATCATGCGCAACTAGCTGTCTTATTTGGAGGCAAACCTGTTTTTGGAACCTCGTCCATATTGGCAGGCTTTGCTTCAAAAGCCCTTTCTATGCTCGATAAAATAATTAATCAACAATTTTCCTTTGGGGAAAATGGCTTTCTTCCAGAAAGAGGTCGGGTAAGGTTCAATGAAAGCTCCAATCTTGCTATTACAGGTTTAGCTCATCAATCTTTTGGGTTTGTGCTTGAGGAAACCAATCCTAATGCGGAAATGATTGATAGCGGTTTATCTAAAATTGTCGAACAAACAGTTGATATTCTGTCTGATCTAGGCGCAGAAAATTACAAGTCCTTTGAAGATGCTCTAGACAAAACAGACCCAAGACAGTTATCTGTTTTTAAAGATTTTTTTAAACACTTAAGTGATAGTGGTGCCAATCTCAGATTCGTTGAAAATGAAGTCGATAGATATATTGATGAATTCTCCATAGAGAGAGCAAGATCTAGAATTGAAAATGTAAGTGTTGAGGATATTGAAGACGACAGAATTGTTGGGAAGATTTTGGGGATTACACCTCTTTCCAAAAAGTTTGATATTGAGCTCTCCCCATCAAGCGAAGCCATTAAAGGATCAATATCCCAAAAATTCTCCGCTGAATACCTTGAGAGAATAGCTCAGCCCAATGAGGACATCATTGGAAAAGTTTGGCAAGTGAAAATGAAGATTCGCGAAATCAACGAGCCAAATAAGCCAGCTCGAAAAATTTACACATTACTTGAGCTAGTAAAAAAAATCCCTAACCCATAAACATTCCAAAATAATCAAGCATCGAGTAGCTAAACGCTTGTTCTATTTAGAACGAAATATTTCTCCAGCTCAACGCTGTCGATGCTAATTTGGGAATATTTTAAACCGCTGGAAGCAAATAGATTCAGTGCTTATAGGGCGGTAGGTTACAACGAGCTTAGACCCAATGTGCAGAACTATTTTAGTCCTCTATCCTACGTTTTCAATTCTCCACTCTTCCAATCGGTATTGGCTGAAAGCAGCCATCAAGGTGATTTTAAACCGCCCTCTCAAAATGCGGCACATCCACAAACCCTTTGAAATTCCCACCCCATCGATTCTTAGGGTTTAGACTTTCCCAGCATTCCCCAACAGTTCGGATGAGCTCTTTATCCCAGACAAGCTTTCCATTCCAGAAGAAATTTAGATCAATAGCGCAGCGCCTTAAGTGATTGCTATTCATAGTTTTTGATCTGCCACTTTTGAAATAGATCTCCTGTTGTTCTGGCGACCTCCAAAGCTCACCCCCTGTAATGACCCACCCTTCAGCCGTTGCAAACTGGATAAGACGACTGACATCAATCAAAAATGCTGCTTGTTCTGCAACTAAACCACTCATTCTTGCGCTTCCTTCTGACGTGGACCATGCATACGCATCTCAAAGATCTTCTCGACTGATCTACCGCCAAAGTAAGCCAGCATCACTAGCTGTCCCCACTCACCAAGTAGCTTCACATAGGCTTCATTGATATCAATACCCATGGCTGAGAGCAAGGCAAATAAGAGATAGGCCGTGAGGATGTAGACCAGCGTGCCAGGGCGAATATTCTTGGATAGCCTTGAATCGCTACCCATATCTGATTGCCAACGATTAGTGGCATTGTCTTGTGAGGCTCGATGCATCTCCGCCAGAAGTTTGGATTCCTCTATTTCAAGTTCTTTTTGCTTAAGCGTGTATTGCAATAGAAGCTGCTCTTGCTCGATCTCTAGCTGCTTTAACTTAATGAGATCTTCCTGACTGGGGTTGTCAGGAATGCGCGCCCCAATCTTGCTCTCAATGAACTCCTTACCTTTCGCCTGGACGGCGCCTGCAAGTAGACCAAGGCCATTGACGGCCAAGGTTTGCACTAGAGAGGTGATGATTGGAAGCATGTCATTAGTTCTTTTCTTGATGCTCGAAGGTATGAATAAGTATGGAAGTCCACCGCCCCACTACCGCCTAGGCTTTTTTTGGTGTTGGCAGTGGGGCGCAGTTACGCGCGCCCACACACCATGGTTACTTCAACACCCGCAGCCGCACCCAAACACCTGCCGCTAGCGGTCATGGCGATGGCCTTCCCTTCTGCTAGCGTTTCTTGGCTCCTTTAGTTTCTTGCGGTAATTCTGGTTCAAGAGCCTTATCTAATGTTTGTTCTTGAGCCGGTAGTCGACCTTCAGCCATAAGTCCTTCTACGATCTCCATAAGACGATCACCATCATCCTCACCAAAGACTTTGGCTACGACTTCATGTCCGTACTTGGCGCACAGGCGGTCGTACTCTTGTTCTGGGGTAATGGTGGTTTTATTAGGTCGCTCAAATATCGTGACGTTCTCGCGCCCAAACAGATTACGAAGGATATTGGTTTCATACGGAGGCACATGCACATGAATTGTTGTAAACGCGTCCCTGCGCACCACCGCTTCCACTTCTCGTATTTGATAATCACTATGTACTAGCTCCTTATGGCTTATTTGATTGTTTTGCATATCTTTCTCCTTATTGAATAGCTAATACCGCATGGGCATTTGCTCTTGAGATGGATAAAGCACAACGTAAGTTCACCATGGCGTACATAGCGAGCGTGTCGTGCGGACGAATGGGGGCAACAATGTCTAGATCATCATCCCGTAGCTTCATAAAGCGTGTGTTGAGGAAATAGCAGCGCTTGCTCCACTCCACCGTACGATTAGCCATGGCATCTAACTCATCAAACTGCGGATCCCAGATGATCTCTACTCCTTTGAAGGCAAGGCCTGTGTTTACGCCTGCGCCTACGCCAGCATCGATGTACTTGGTCTCGCCCGATCCAGCGATATGGGTTACTGTCACTTGCTTACGATAGGTGTCAATGAACTTACCCCCAGCGATGATGAAATCTGGGCTACCTCCATGCTTAATGCATTGGCGCCATGCAGTCTCCATCTCGCCCACCAAGTTACCTGGCGATGTGGAAGCGATGTCTTTGACAGCATAGTTACGCCAGTAACTAGCTTTGGCTCGATCTATGCCACCTACAGTGCCAGCATCTGGCGCTAGGCTCACTAAACTATCTAAGCCAACTACCGCATCGGCACCGTGCGAGCCGTCGCGGTGAAGCTCTAGGTCTAACTTGTTAAGAAAACCTTCTCGTAGGACTTCTAATTGCTCATCCAAGAGGTTAATCAGCTGTACACGTTCGTTGTATTCCAATTGGAAGCCACGCGCCCCGCCCTCACGCACTTTGATCCCATTACTAAATAAGCGGTCATAGTCTATATAGAGACCATCTACTGCTCTGCGCCATGGGAAAGAGGCTTGCTCAGTCGTATTACGTTTATTGAACTTGACCGTCTCTTCGCCAAAAGCCCAGCTAAAGTTACTACCGTGTTCTTTGCGGATGTTCTCGACAACGTTCTGCTTTGCACCTAATAGGCTCTTGCGTCCTTCCATGAGTTTTTTAAGGAAAGGTCGCTCTACCGCGATTTGGTCGACTGGTAGATTACGCAAGTACTCATCTAAGGAAACCTTAGCTAACTCTTGCAAGTCTGTATTTGAAATTGGCATATGCCACCCCATCAATAGTTATTTAAGAAATTGGTGGCTTCAATACCTGGTGATGGAGCGTGAACCCATCCATTGCTACGCTACTAGGCGCGACTCTAGCTTTAACGCGATGGTGTGAAGCAGTAGCGGTTTTAAGCGCTAACTCAGCAGATTATTGTTTGGGTTTGGGGTGCAGCCGGATTTATGGTGAATAAATCTTTAGGGCTGACTAGATTCAATATAGGCTAGCTACATCAATCCCAGTAATTAGGCCATCTATAGCAGCGCGACCATAATTCAATGCAGACTCCAATGCCTCCCCTTCATCAGCATAAGGTAAATTGGGCAGGCTAGGCGTCAGAATCATTTCTTTGGTATCTGGGCCATTGTGACGCGTAAGACAAACTTGATTAGAGAAGCCTTGCACCATAGCGCGTGCAGAAGCACTAAGGATAAAACCTTTGTATTGAGCTACCCGGCTGGCCATAGAATTCCCCCGTAGATTAATGAAAGATTAGATTCATTTGAATCGCTTTTGCTCTCCATGTCCATGAGTCTTTCGGTGCCCGATGCGTCTCACGAACCTGGAGTTAGCGTTTATTTGGTCGTGGCCGTCAAGGGTGCGCAAGCCACCCCTTTGGGGTGCCCTTGACAGAATTACTCTGGGGATTTTTGAATCAGCCCACTACCTTCGCATATTCAACCTCAATAGCATTAAATATTTCTTCAGGTACTGTTGTTGTAAATTTCTTACGACGGTTAGCCGATAGTTTTCCGTTTTGCTCCATGCAAGCCAGAATTAAGGTATTGAGGTCCTTGCCCCGTATATCGTACTGACCATCAATTGCACGGTAAATAATGTCGTACTTGGCTAAGAATTCAGTCTCTTCTCTTAAGTCCTTTTCCAGTGCCTGCTTGGCCATCTCCAATCCAAACTCAACACAGGCTGTGGCATTCCAATAACGATATAAGGAATCATCTGATTTGAATGTCATTTGATATTCATCGCCATCAATCCAAATGACTTCCCAGCGCTTGCGTGCAGGCTCAGAAAAACTCTTTAGAGCAGCTAGGTATAAATCTTCATTGCGCTTCATCGCAATAGATACTGGCAATAGCAAGCCATTCTTTAAGGCACCCGACTGGCACAAAGCATGATGAAATAAGAAGCGCGATAAGCGCCCATTACCGTCCATGAATGGGTGAATGAAAACAAATCCGAATGAAACAATCGCAGCAGCAATTAAAGGATCGATCTGCTTTGGTGCGGTATTGGCAAAATCTACCAACCCCTTCATCAAGTCATTAACGATTTCAGGTGGCGGTGGAATATACGTTACGCCAGCAGCACCACGCAATGGACTGCTTAACCAGTTTTGTTGGTGGCGATAGTTAACTGCTCTATCCAAAGGATTGGTAATGGCGGTATTCTGCAAGCCAACTAAGTACTCTTCATCTAGCTGGGTAGTCAGATGAGCTTTTTTAAGAAGCTCTACAAATGCCTCTGCTTTTGTGGCGCTTGGTGTCTCATGCTCAATTTCAAAAGAACTTTTGGTCTCACTTAAATAAGCCCAAGACATTGCCCTATCGGATGCGACCCCGCCTAGTTCTGATAGAAACTCATTTGCTTTCTGGAGGATATTAGATTCAAGCAGGCTATTAATGCGCGCAGTTCGCTCAACAGTTACGCAGTAATCTAAAGAACCCAAGCCATTGAAGTTAACTCGCCATTTGGCATTGCGTGTGCTTAGTCCTGTAATGTATTTTTTGGGGTCAAATAAATTAACCATTGGCCCCGTAATTACTGGCGCGCCCTTTAACTCTTGCTTATTAAAGGCTTCCCACAAAAAACAAGCCGTACGAATGTAAACGCCTGTTGGCGATTCGCTAATTGCGGCCAGCATCTCTTGGGCTGGGATTTTTCTTAAGGCCTGCGATAACAATTGGAGATTAACTCCTTCATGCTTTAGCGCAAACAACAGGTGGCTTAGTGGGCGATCATCTTTGGGAGCCACCTTTGCGGGTATCAACAACTCGCCCTGGGTGGGCGTTACACTGGTTACCGAGGCAAGGCGTGCAGGTACAAGTGGGTCAAAAGCACTGAGATCAAGCTGACTTTTTACCTGTGAATAGCCTATATCGCCCATATTTCCCTCAAGCCCCACTTTTTCGTTCGAATTGCTATTTTCCCACACTTTTTCTTACATATACACACTTTTTCTTACGATTACAAATATTTACATACTTTTTCTTACATATTTCAATAGATTCCTACATTTTTAAACATATCCTCACTTTTTCTTACGAAATAGCGGTTTAGGCAATTTTTTAGTAAACAGCAGCAAAGGGTTGAATTCAATTGCAATATGCAGTTTTGTTGACAATAACCGTGATTATTAGCAGTTTTATTGACATTTCAGAGTGATTTAGCCAGAAATATGCAGCTTTATTGACACGCCACCAACTAGAGGTGACATGTCATCAATACCTTAAATACCCATATTCCCTAAATGCTGGGCAATTCGATCCATTGGATTGCCTGCATTAGCTAATGGCGCTCCCAATGTTGAAGTTCGCGCCCGAATAGGCTGAAGCGTCTGTAGTGGCGTGATCTTTGCATTGGCGAAGCTAGGCTCTGGCATCCCTATTGAGTCGTAGATGGATTCAATCGTAGATTGCCATTGCTCTGGTTTATTAGTTTGCACAAACACCTGCATATAAAAAGGATCCGTCAGATACTTATAAAAGCATTGAGCCTTAGCCGAATGATCAACCTCATCTTCTCGAGAGTTTAAGTATTTGATGATTTGATGCTTAGCCTCTGAGACTAGCTCGGCAGGTTTCTTCTGCTTGGCAGATGCTGCCATTGCGTTATCAACAAATTGACTCTCGATTTCATATTTATGAAGAGCATCTTGCAAACTCACCACAGTAACTTGCAAATCCTCAACCTGCTTTTCTAGATCTCGCTTTTCATTGATGATCTTTTGAATCCGTTCACACCCACGCTTTGACTTGATGTCGCTAGAGGCTTCTTCATTAGGCTTGTTATTGCTCTCGGGGCTCGAATCCGCAGATCCAGGGTTCAACACCCGATTGATGAATTCTTCTGCGCTTTCAGTCTGAATGGCTGGCTGTGGGAGTACATCTACATTGATTGCAGCTGGTGCGGGCAATAACTCTCCCAGGTCATAAGCTTGAGGCTCTAAATCCCCTTGGGGAGCGGTCATCATGGTAGGCACCTGTACCTCGCCCTTGATTGGAGCAAAGATTGGCTCAACCTCTGAATCCTCTAACTCTTCTCCCTCTTCAATATCCTCAGATATTTGAGCAAGAGATGCGCTGGGCTTGGATACTTTACTGAGGTCATCAAGCAAACTGGTAGCCTGACTTTTGGGCTCTGCTTTTTGTATCCTGAGCGCCTTTTGCTTTTCAGCCTCCTCCTCTTTAGCTAATTTGGCAACTGCTTGCTCCTCAGCTTTTCTTGCCTTTTCTTCATCGGATGCCTTCTGAGCTGCTGCTCTTTCGGCTAACTTCAGATCACGCTCTTCTCTTGCCTTTATTCGCCTGGCGTGTACTTCAGCCGCATGTTTGTCTTCAGCCTCTTTTTTCAAGCGCTCACGCTCTTTTAACTCTTCCCTATTTTGAGCTCTTCGAATGGATCCACCATTGCTGAGAACCTCTGATTTAAAACTCGTTACTTCATTTGCCACCTGCGTCATTGCTGATCTCCTCTTTTAATGAATTACTGTCGTTACTTATTTCGCTATTGACTCTTCGTTGCCTCTCGGAAAATAGATTGACTCCAAAGTTGGGGTCGACATATCCCTCCGCTTGCTTTTCTACATTCGGTATAAATAGATTTGAATCGATACGATCGTCATATCGCAAGACCGTTTCTCGTAGGAGATTACGGATATGTTCGTAATCCATTCCTCTAGCTTGTAGGTTTTGAATTTGTATTGATAGATTTGTAATCATGGGCAGGACTTTTAACCAACCTTCTTTTTCTTCCATGCCATCCGGTGCACCAGTAGTACCCGCTCTAATTCTGAGATCAACCATGTCAAAGATTCGATCTTTGGTGAGTGTTGGCCAGTCATAGGTTTTCTCTTTTGTGATGGTGAGTCGGCCATCGACCATGGTCGTTCTAGTAATTGGCGCACCCATATAGCGCTCTACCTGTTCACTTGTAAGTTCTTGCAATAGAACCTGGGCGCTGTATTGCGCTATCTCTTGTAGCCAATCTTCTATTTGGTCCTTGAATTCAAATACGCGCCCCGATAACGCTCTTTGTAAGATATTGGCTTCAGTAGCTGTCTTAGGTCTGACGACTGTTGAGCGCGCCGCATCTTGTAGCCCAGTAACTTGCTCCCAGTCATAACGCACTGCACTGGTGTCATAAACAATGGGGTCGATCTTGGGATGACCCCTAGGAATAATCACTTGGTTTAGGGGCTTACCTTCAGTGTCAACAATGGTGATCTCACCGAATCTTGAATCCGCATGTTTCTTGATTGTTTTCTCATTGATATCAGCTGATGCCACCCACCCTGGAATACAGAGATCCCGATGCTGATTAAATCGATCTCGCGCTTCGTTGTGCTCATCTTGAAGTCGTTCAGTGAGATCTACCAGGCTTGGACCAACGAATTGACCGTCTACTACTTGGTAAGGTAATAAGAAGAATGGGTACCACCGCTCTCCTGCTCTTGGTGGGGAATAAGGTTCACGTAGCCACTCAGTTGCGCCCTCCACCATGGTGTAAACACGCTGGGTAGCTCTGTCCCAGATTTCTAAGACTGCGATCTGCTGATCATCACTTACCGGACTTTTGCTTGCATCCATATGCATGGAGGCTAAGCGCCTGGCTTTCTTATGCGAGGGTTCGCCTTGACCTGGTTGGTAGATCTTGGCATTGGCTAGATTCTTCTTGTACATAGCCTCAGCCTGCGAGCGCTTCATCGGTATAACTTGGCAGATCCAGTCCGCATCGGTGTAATCCCAAAACTCACAGATTGAGGGATCGATGAGCAGATTCTCGGTAAGGACTCTATCAATGACTAGACCTTCAGCAGCATTAACCTCTGAGCGCTCATATAAGGATCCGATGAGTTGGTCTAACTCCGCCCTCTTGGCATCATGATGATGACTCTGACTCCCATCATCAAGGTCTTGTTCTAGCTCCTCAATGAGAAGCAGATTCTCTTGGGCATCATTAATCCGCCCTTTAATGTAAGCATCCTTGCTTGGGTCTCTTTGATACATCACCTTGAGAATTCCGTAGCTACAGGTCAAGGCTGCTCTTACCGTTGACTTGGCTCGATTCTTTAATTGCGCATGTTCTAGAGCTCTATTAGTTACTGCTTCTAGTGTTCTACAAAAGAGCTTGAGGTCGGGACCCGAATTTAATGGGGTTGTGGATATTTCTGGGTTTCTTGCATATACATTGGGTAGTACGGCAGAGATAGTGCCGTGTATTAGATTGGCTCTTAGGCTGTAGAAGTCTTTGCTAGTTGGGTCTGCATTCCAATTAAAGCCGGCCACCGTATTGCGGTTATGCCTTACGCGCTTATGAAAGGCTGACCAGTGAGCGCGCGCATGAGTAATGCGGGCAGTCCATTTTTGTTGAAGAGCTTTGGGGTCTTGGGGCACATACTATTTATAAATCTAGACTATGTCCACTAAGTATTTAATTGTGATTTATTTAGTCTTATCAGCCCAGGCAATTTGTAATGAATTTTTTACTGGTATAAGAAAATTAAACTCTGACATTACTTTAATGTCCTGCAATACGTTAGGGTCTCCAAGAGTAACAATCTCACCAACTCCACCCCTATTTATGGGCCAATTAACTCTATATTTATTTTCATTTTTATCAATTAAGACCAACTGAAGAATCTCACCAGTAATTGGAAGATCACGCATCGCAATTGTATTAATTTTTTTAGCATCTCGTATCCAAGCCTCTGCTATAAACATAACGGCAAAGGGTTTCTTAATAGAAACTAAATCAGCAATATATCTCCAAAAAATATACTTATTTGATTGATCATTAAAGTGAGTGGAAATTAACTCTATTACTTCAAATTTTTCATCAAAGAAATATAAGATGGGTATATGACTTCCAAAATGCAAAAATGATTCTGGCGCAAGCCTTGAGTAAAGCTCAACTAAATCACTTGAAGATTTCACATCAACGTCGCCCTTATGCCGTAACATGCTCTCTTTTAAATCACTAGAGATCGAAAAGTTTTTGTCTTTGTGCACCCTCGTAAAATTTAGCGAAGAAATCCTAGGGTCACTGACTTTTACGTAATTAACCCTCTTCATTTGACTTTCATGAAAAGCTAAATCCTCAATACCCAACTCAATCTGAGTTTCATTTGACTGAAGATGCAGTCTAAGGTCATTGCAACAACGTAGCATTCGATCGTGGATTCCCGCTAATGCTGAAAGCAGCTCCCAATTGGGGAGTGAATTTGCAACCCATTTCCTTTCAATTTTGATAACTGCAAGATCAATCATGTGCTCAGGCATAGATTTTTTAGCATACCTAATAAGTCTTTCAACATCGAAACTTAGCAATACCTCCTTAGAGGACTTCAGCACAATATCGTGATCTTCAATATAAGAATAAATAATGCGAAGATCTATCTCGCTATATAGATCAATATCACCCTCTTTCTCAATAGTATTTCTAGAGTCTTTTGCCCAATTCATTAAGGAATCATTATTCCAGGCATTAATTACATTATCTTGGTACCAGGTCTCATAGTCATTTATTGAGTTTTTATTTTTTTGAATGATAAATGTGACAGTTCGAGCCGTTTGGAGAAAGTGGTTTGTATTCATCCGAAATAAATTTGGATCAAAGTATGTTTTTTCACAATTGATCAAAATTTGAGAAAGATCGGCTAACCTCTTTTCCCATGGATGATGTTTCGACATTCCAGTTCCCCTTTTTAATCTACCCCGTAAACCTTAACAGATTTAAATATCTGGTTTTCGAGCGCGCATAACTCCATACCTAGTTGCATCCCAGGCATGATCTTCGGCATCCGTATCTACGTCTTCAGGGTTTAGTGAGTCTGGTGGTAATTGGGGGATAGTTCTTAACCAATGCTTACAGGTTGAGAAGATCTTGAGTCTGTCTTCAGCTAACAGCCGAATGATTTCTTGAGCACCATTCACTCTGCTTCTGGGGGCGTTATAGGCCTCAGTCCATTTCACTCCCTTATCCCTGAAGATTTGCCCTATTGATCTCTCTGCTCCTATCTTGGAAAAGATGGATGGGTCAGCTAGGTTCATGCGATATTCATAACCAAGGCGTTGGTCGTGAACTTCTATCTTCTTTATCTTCTCTGCAACTACCGTGGCATCTTCCCTGGTACCAGTGTTTTCTTTATCTCCATATCCATAGAGTTCTCGCCAGAGGTAATAGACTCCATCATTAGACAAGGCAAACCAATAGACGGCATATGGCCTGGCATAACCCCAATCCATTGAGCGCCAAACCTTCCATGTTGGTGGAATAGCAAAGGGTTCCACAACGTGTTTAGAGGGTTGCCACAAGCCTTCCAAGAAACTTCCCACGTGGATATCCCAATCGCCTTCTAACCAGGCTCTGCGCCTGTTTGGATCGCTTAGTGACTCAAGGCTCATCAGGTAGTTGGGGTCGTTTTTTAGGAGATGGGTGTTCTCATAAATCGTCGAATGAATTCTGACCCTGGGTAGTGCGCCTTCTTGCCTAATGATTTGTCCCGCGGGGATTGACCCAATCTGAAATCTCTCCTTTACTGATGCATGGCCTACTCCAAATGGATTGCAGGTTGCTCGTACCATCCTTGGCATTCCGGGATGGGACGACCTGCAGGTGGAATGCATAGCTTCATAGAAAGAGAGGTTGCGCCAATTGGTGAGTTCTTCGAATCCAAGCCATGGATATTCATGGCCGTGGTAATTCCAGTAGTCGTCTTCGTTAGCTCCATAACGAAAGTACAGCATTTCCCCTGTGGGCCACTTCCAAACATAGTCTGATTCATTGAATTTAGCGCCTGGGAAGATTTGATAGAACCAGCGCTTACTCTTGGCGACTACATCCGCTAGCTGCGGATAGGTCAATCGAAAGAGTGTTCCGCGCCAGTGATCTCCAAAACCTCTGCCTACATGTTGGGCATAGCTCATGAGCAAGGTATCGGTCTTACCCCCTCCTCGGGTGCCCTCTAGCAATACTTCATACACTGGGCAAGTCAGAAACAAAGTCTGACTACCGGGCAATGGTGCCCAGATGGTTTTCATGGACTAGTGTTTTGCTTGGGCGGCTTGCTCCCAATCATCCATACTCATGGCGCTTGGCACTACCAAGACGCCACTTTGTAGTGGCGCCCCATCCTTACCCGTATGCTCGATTGCAGATAGGCGCGGGTGAACATAGGGGGCAGCGTGTCTCGCAATGGTGGCAGCCATATTCAGGAGTTTGATTCGACTCTCGGTGATCATGATGTCATGATCATGACCAACACCTTCATGAGCATGATCATCATGCTTGTTGTAGTTTTCTGCCTCCTTGTAAAGCGCCATCATGGTGCTCATCATGACTTCTAAGGGTGTGATGCCTTGTGCAGCAGCTACCTCTGCGATTTCACGAGTCCTCTTGGTGAGGCTGCCCTCTTTACGCCCTGCTCCTGGCCTAGCTCCTCCCTTAGTTGCGGGCTTTGGCTTTAGCTTTGATTTCTTTTGATTGTTTTCAATCATGATGATGCTTCTGGTCTTCTGATCATCTTCAAAAGATGAGGTTGCAATGCCACTGAATCACCAAATGGCTCATCAAACTCGATGATGATTCTCTGAAACAGATCATGACGACTTTGAGCCCCGCGATGCTTTACAACTGTGCCTACGCGGCCACTTGGAGTTTTAACGATTGATCCAATTGGGAAATCTTCCATATCGGGTCGATCAATGATTCCGGCTATACATGGGTTAGCTTGCATGGGCAGCCTCCGTTGTAGCTGGGATCTCTTTTCTTTTTCGCAGTTCAGCAAAGATTCTGGTTTTGAAAGAGTCATAACTCTCCGAGCCTTGAGCTCGCATTCCGAGTTCTCGTCCTTTAAGGTCGATTCCCTCATTTGATTTCCACCAGATCTCTTCAGAGGAATCTAGGGCATGTGCTTTCCTGCGCATTCCTTTCAGAATGGCCAGAACAAATCCGATGTTGATCGGGGTAGAGCTTGATGCCCTCCTTCGCATTTCCTTTGCCTGGGCAATAGCCACCTCAACATCTTCAACGGTTAGGCCTTGTTGAATGAACAGGACAATACGCTCATCGTCTACTCCAATATTTAAACCCTCCTTTTCAAAAAGAGTTTGAATTTGTTTTTTCCTTTTACCATCGCCTAGTAAAACTTTTTCGATTTCACCCCCATTGTTTTGTTTGTCTGGTGTATGGAGATTGGTGACTGGTGTTTGGTGTCTGGTGTCTGGTGAGCATTGCGTTCGCAATGCGGTCGCAATGCGAACGCATGAATTATGAGGGTCATTTTCTTGGCGCAAATCATCTGACTGAAATGCTTGCCAGCGGCCTTCAGCACTACGTCTAGCCTTGTTTTGCTTATCTTTAAAGCGAGTTATTTCATGATCACAGCGCTCTTGTCTCCAGCCATCGTCTGTGAGAGTAAAAAATTCATTTAGGACCGAGACAACTGAATTTTTTTCTTCTTTTGATCGTGCATTAATCAATCGTTGCACTAGCTTCACATCGATCGGCAATGGTTTTTCTGTGGCGTAATACTTTCTAATTAAGCGGCTATAAGTAGCGTCTTCGATAAAGGTCAGATGTGCAGTAGCTTCTGCGTAATCTCCAATGTGATGCTCGTAGTAGTTCATTTAATACTGTCTCCGCGTTGTTCTTTTCTTGCAAGAAATAATTAATGCAAGAGATGAATCTAACAATCGGAAAGCGTATCGTCAAACGCGCTTTTTCTGAATTTATTTTTAATTTATTTATTTAACAAATGTCTGTAATCCTTTTTTGAAAAATTCATGAGAATTTATTTCTTGAGTCGAAGTCTTAATTGATCTACGTGTGTCCACTGCTCTCTTGGCTCTATCAGAATTTACTGACTAGGCTGTAGTGCCTTATTTAATTGGCTTTTGTTACTTCTATGAATAAATATTTTTTTGTAGTCAAAAATTAATTTGTTTTTATAAAGTGGGTATTGACTTTTGATTGACCACCTAAATTTCATTGACTACATTGCAACTCAGTAGCACGCAGATTCACTTACAACAACACACAACAGGAGATGAATTTAATGGTGGCAATTCGGTTATATAGCTTGTATCGCTCTTATGGATACACAAAAATGAGTTCTGCGAAGATGGCTTTGCAGGTTTATCGAAAAAATATGAAACGCGCCCGGCATGGGGGTAGCTATGAGTAATACGAATACACAAATACCGCCAATAACCCTGATGAGAATTCCGCAAATACTAAATGTGATGCCAGTTTCGAAATCTAAGTTCTGGCTGATGGTTCAGAAAGGTGAGTTTCCTAAGCCAATCAAGATTGGAAGGTCTTCGTTTTGGACTATTGAACAGGTTCAAGCTTACTTGCGTGAAAGGACGGGGAATTCCTAGGATTGGATGGCCCCTGAGGATTCTCAGGGGTTAGATCAATGCCTGTTCTATAAGAGCGTCTGCAATTTTTCTCTGGAGCTCACCAACCGTGCTCATTCTTGCTTGTAGGGAAGAGCAGATCTCAAGAATTTCATCTACTTTTGAAACAATTTCATGTTGCGTTTTTATTGGCGGTAACGGCATCCAAGTAGCGCGAATAATGTCAATATTCAAATTAGGCTGCCCCTGGCCTTGAGCAGCTATGTTTAAAAACCAGCTAGATAAATGGGTTAGGTACATATGCAGATACTCATCGAATACAAACTCACTTAAATTTATAAAGGCTGCAATTCCATCATTAAAAGTGGTTTCAAAATCACAAATGGCAGGTATCCCTAGCGTTGCACCACTATTTGTAAGTAGCACTGTCCTTCCTTTAACTAGACGGGTTTTGTGCAAACCGGCCTCCTTAATGGATGCGGTCCAACCTTCGACCATCTTGCCCGTAGAGCGAGTTATGTCACCTACTTTTAGAAAAGGAATATGGCCATCATAAAAGCGGGGATCTCCAGCAGGCCGAGGCGACCCGCCACGCACAATCTCAGCAATTTCCCCCAATCGAACCCAGCACCATCCATACGGAATGTGCCCCTTCAGGCTGTTAAGGCCATCAAAATCAATAAATTGAATTTTTTCTTTCAATAAGCCCAATGATATAAGTCTGCTTCGTTCCAAGCGAAGTTGATCATACAGATGAGATTCATCTATGTGATCGAAATTATTTCTAGTTAGACGACCCAAAACACCTAAGCCAAGAATTGAATTCTTCAGGCCCGCAACACTCTTAGCTGATGAAAATAGTTCATCAAAATTACTAGAAATTCTTTGCCATGCCGGACTATCGATACCTGCATCTCTAGTATTCACAAGCGGATGAAGGGTCTCCAAAACCATACTTTCATGAAAATTTTGTGCATTTTCACAGCTTGCATCTAGCTTGTCACATAACTCCATTAGCTGATCTACTCTATAGACTATACGAGCCTGCTCGGCAACAGGTGGAAGTGGAATTGGTATAGATGCCAAGGATTTTGAAGACATACTTGCAATACCAACACCCTTACGGTATTGATTGATTTCACCAGTTACACTGAGTTTTTGAAGAAATCTATAGATATAAAATGGATTTATCCCTCCATAAAAACGTGCCCGATGAATATGATTCTGAAAACAGATCGGCTTCTCTCCCATCCATACAGCAGCCCTGCCGGCATCGCCACCCTCACAAATCAGTAAATCTCCTTGTTCAGCTGAGAACTTTTCAAGTTCGCTCTCTTGAAAAGGCATCTCTCTTAACTCGGAAAGGTCAAATCTCCCCCAATACAAATTAGATGTTGTTATGTAGCTCTTTAATATTCCCTGGTTTCTGCCTTTATCTAAAGTTTTCCCAGAGTTATGCTGTGCAATGTCTCCAAATTTCACCCATCCCCAGCCATTAGGTAACGGAGAATTATCAATTCCTAAAGACTCTTTTTTGGAAGGATGGTTAATTCCAACCCCATCTTTGTCTTGTTGCGTAAAGCGCGCTATTAAATCGAGAACCGGCTCCTCATTTGAATCTTGAATACTCAATTTACCGGTCATAGCTAAACACAAAATTACTTCTTTTAGTTTTGATATCCCGTAAGCACCTGATGAATTTACCGAGACACGCCCTCGCCCAGATCTTTTTTCCACATCAGCGCTAGACCATAAATCAATGTGATCAACAAGCAGTCTATTGATGTTATTACCCACTTATTTAACCTCATTCTGTAACGCGTTTTGAAGAACAGATTTGATTTGACCTCTCAAGGTGGAGATATCTGACATCATTTTTGCGTACTGCGACAGAAGTATTTCTGGATCATGAATTTCTTGCTCATTAATATGTGGATTCTTAATATCTAGGTCGTAACCCCTCTTCTTTACATCTTCAATACTGACCTTCCAAGCATGCTCACTTTCTTTACGGCGCTTAAATCCATCAACCTCAACGCCCCACCAACTCTTTTCGACCTCAAACTCCTCAATCTTCATAGGCTTAGTTTTGTTATAGCTTTTTACACCCTCTGGATAAGGGTGCTCATAAAACCAAATATCTTTTGTTGGAGTGCCCTTGGTAAAAAAGAGGAGGTTGGTATTAATTGTTGTATAGGGCGCAAATACGCCTTTTGGTAGGCGAACGATAGTATGAAGATTGCACTCCTCCAGGAGCTTCTCTTTAATGCGGGTCTTAATACCATCCCCAAATAAAAGACTATCCGGCAATACCAAAGCCGCGCGCCCACCTGGTTTGAGCATTTGCATAATCAAGACTAAAAAGAGATCTGCAGTTTCTCTAGTTCTAAATGCAGCTGGAAAGTTGGTTTCAATTCCATCTTCTTCCATGCCGCCAAAAGGTGGATTAGTTACAACCACATCTACTCGCTCTGATGGGCCCCAACTGATGAGTGGTCTTGCCAAGGTGTTGTCGTGGCGGATGTTGCTTGGAACATCAATACCATGAAGAATCATGTTAGTTGTACAGAGTAAGTGCGGCATTGGTTTTTTCTCAATACCGAAGATGCTGCCTTGCAGTTGTGCTTCGTCCTCTAATATTTTGACATCTTGTTTTCTGATATGTTCGATTGAGCATGATAAGAATCCGCCTGTGCCACAAGCTGGATCCATCACCTTCTCACCAAGGCGTGGGTTAACCATTTGCACCATGAATTCAGTTACTGCTCTCGGGGTGTAAAACTCGCCTGCATTACCGGCTGCTTGGAGATCTCTCAGAAGCTGCTCATACATGTCGCCAAACAGATGGCGCTCTTGGGCTTTGTTGAAATCCACGCCCTCTTGAATCTTATTAATTACCTGGCGAATCAACTGGCCAGACTTCATGTAGTTATAAGCATCTTCAAATACAGAGCGAATTACGTAAGCGCGCTGATCACCGCCTTTAGCTTCTAAGTTTTGAAGTGCTGGGAATAGATCGTTATCCAAGAATTGCTTTAGCTCATCGCCAGTCATCCCTTCGGCATTGGCAGCCCAATTTCTCCAGCGATACTTTTCTGGAAGCGGTGATTTGTATTTATCTTGCAGTAACTCCCACTCGCTCTCACGATCATCAAAGATCTTGAGAAAGAGTAGCCACACTAATTGACTTAAACGCTGGGCATCACCATCGACACCTACGTCTTTGCGCATGATGTCTTGGATTGATTTAATAGTTGAACTAATGCTCAT